AAGTAGTATATCCATATTTTGTTTATTTATTTATGTAATTACATTTTATGAATCATCATGCCTAAACATTCAATCAAAGCTTTAGCTGAACAGTGGATTTTAGATGCTAATACTCCATATCAAGATGATGAACGTGAGACCGATAATATACAGTGGACAACCGTTGTTGGAAAGAACGCCGCCAGACGTAGGAGAAAATCTATGGTGGCAAGCCAGAAGCAATCGACCTTTAAGAAGGAGAAATATCGTCTTAAGGTTTGTAAGCACGGCAGCGCGTGCCATTTCGCGAAAACTGGCAGCTGTTACTTCTGGCATCCGTCGCGTGAAGAGAAGGTGTGTAAGACTTTATGTTCCAAGGTGAATTGTAAAGATACAACTTGTTTGTATACTCATCTCCCAAAACTAACACATAAAAAATCTAAATCAGTGTGTTGGTATGGTAGTAGGTGTCTTCGCCAGGCGTGTCCATTTATGCACGTAGGTGATAACGTACGAGCAGCAGTTTACAATTTGCCCGGAGCCAAGGCTTATACTAAGAAGTGTAGATATGGTGGAGACTGTGTCAATGATATGTGCTTCTTTGCTCATTCACGTAAGGAACTTCGGGATAGCCACCGTCGTAAGGAATTTAAGGAAGTCCCATCACTAGATTTATCTAGTGATAGTGAGATGACCAAGAAGGAAGTCCCCTCACTGGATAAGTCTAGTGAGAGCGAGATGACCAAACTTCGAGAAAAGGAAGTCCCACCACATGCTAGTGGGAAGACTACTAATCTCAATATTGTTAATGGATTTCAATGTACTGCAGGTCAATTTATATCGACCGCTCATAATCAAACTGTTGAGCCGGACTTTGTCCTGGATCCAGATATAGCTGTATACCAAAAAACGGGTACACCAGCACCCGTTAGAGTCATAAAACATTTGACAAAGGGAATTATTAAAGTAGGTAATTTAGTAACAACCGGTAGTGGTTATGCTACACCAGTTGTTTGTTCTACCGGGCAAGCTGAACTCAAAATGTTTGAAGGTAGGACTTTATTAATGTATTCATTTCTACCAACAGAAATGGGTACTTGTGGTACTCCTGTATACATGGACGGCCAAATCATAGGCTTACATGTTATCTCTAATGCGTCTGGTCCAATTAAATCCAATTTTGCTATCCCTGTGGGTAGCATAGACCAACGTATTGTCGAGAGAGAAGTCCAAGGTCAATTACAAATTGTAGGCAAATTACAAAGCGATGTCAAACGTGAAGACAGCGCACCATCTCAGGAACCAGATGTTTTGTCATCCCTCGCGACTTTACCTAGTCTTATTACTGAAGTAGGGGGAGCTGTGTCAGGTTTGTCTGCCGCGGCTAGTGGTATAGCTGGAATTTTTGATACACCCGCGATTATTCCACCCACACCCCAACAAATATATACTTCAGATTTACCACGCGAAGTTTACACCGTAGGTTTTAAAAAGGATGATTATGTTGGAGATCAGTCTGATTGTGTCTCCTCTGCATCCATGATGGGAACATCATTTCGTGAACGCTGTATGATACCATCCCGCATTGGTGTCAATGAATGGACAACTACTCAAGTTGATGGGACATTGCTTGCATCTTATCCAGTGTCTCCAATGTTGTCCGAAAATTTTCTTACCATCGGTTCCTATGATTATTATGATACCACCATGTTGGCAGGTGCTGCTGTCAACTATACTTATTGGAGAGGAGCTATAAGGTTTCATATTGAAGCCTTTCCTACCTCTTTTCATCAAGGTCAATTATATGTATGTTTTAATCCCAATCCTCAACCAGATACCATAAATTTTCGTGAGTGCTGGACACTCGGAGGGGTAAGCATAGATCTTAGTGTTAGTAATTCAACTACATATGAGATTCCTTATGTTTTCCCTAAGGATTATTGTCATGTACATGATGTTGTTCATGATGAAGATTTCCTTAATGCGTCTAATCAAACCAAGAATACGTGTTGTACTGGTTATGTCTATATATTTGTCCAAAATAGGCTCATAGCTAGCAGTGACAAGGTACCTGATCGTATCGATGTCAATGTTAGTATTTCAGGTGGGGCAGACTTTGATTGTAAAGTCCCAACTAGGATTTATCATGACCAAAGTTATTATGCTAGGGGTGTATGGCAACATTACACTATAGACCCAGAAAATGTAACACCAGATGATGAATTAGAAGATGATCAGGGAAATTCTAATAACAATAGCAATAGGGAGGGTTCAACCTTTATGAAGGTTAAGACAAATGTACCCGCGTATTATCAAGCAAAAACCAGTGAAGATGTATCTGTAATAGGTTCCGTTCCAACCGCGACAACCGAAAACATATTTCAGGATTACTATTTGGTTGATAATGGTGTTGTCATCAGTAAAACTCAACCAAGAGGAACTAAAGTTGCTTCATGTTCTTTGCCAGGATGTTTTTTCTTGGTAGAGAATGCTCCTTCAGGTATAGCTAATTATCATGCACTTTATAGGTCAGATTTTCAAGTTAAATTAAAATTATCTACTACTCAATTTCAATGTGGTTGTGCTCGTTTAGTTTTTGAACCCATTCAAGGTATTTTAGACAACCTCTCAGTTCCTGCCGGCACAGATTTGGGTACTTGGGCTTCATTTAATGCCTCCTCGCAATTGCCACATGCTGATATCAATTTTAATGGACAAACAGAATGTGAGTTCATTATCCCATGGGCATCAGTATGCAGAGCAATCGCCAAGATGGATTCTGCACAACAAAATCCATCTGAGATAGGAGTTATTAGTATATATGTATGGAATCAATTACGCACTACAGGTAGTGCTTCTATCTATGGTTCCTTGTGGATCAAGGCCATAGATCCTTATTTCTCTGTGAGAAGAATAGCAGGAGTTTTACAAGGAGAAGATCCACCAGCTTCTTCTGAACAACGTACTGTTAATGTTTCAGCTCTTGACAACCGATCATCAGGAGTTGAGAAATATTATGTCAATGATCATTTCTCTCCCATTGAATTAATGCGAAGGCTGGACTATCGCACTTCACAACTTATTGAATGTAATGAAAAAAGACAAAGTAGGGTCAATCCTGGTATGAATCCTATGGATTTATACTATGCCATGAAAATTCCACTTGATGGGGGATTTTCCAATACTTTCATTGAATCTATGTATGCTTTTAACAGTGGTAGTAAGAGACTCACTCTTATTACCAACCTCACCCCGCTTCATCCAGTTCTTTTTTGGGTGAAGTACGAATATTGGGAATCACGCGTCAATCAAATCTTTCATAGTGATTTTAGATACAATGCCGCAACAGCAAAGACCAATCCAAATGTTATTAGAGCTCGACGTCAAAGAATTAATTCTCATTTCGGCCAGCCGTGTGTAGTTTATCAACCAGCACACACGCCTATTAAAACAATAGAATTTCCTCAGTATCTTGGCATACCAATTATTCAATCACATGGTGTTGTCAAGAGTTATCAATATATGGTTGCGGAAGGGGAAGACAGGGGTTGTGTTCATCTCAGTTATCAGTGGAATTACATTCATAAGTATAGGGGCATGACCTTCACCGTTCATGCAGCAACTTCAGTAGGGGATGATTATATGCTCTACTATCCTCAGCCGCCACCTGTTATTAGACAACCTAAACATGTGGCAAACACTTTTGATTTCGTGGAAGATGCTGGTCCATCTTGCTACGACAGGAATAATCATTGCAACATCTTACTTTCAGGAGATATTGAAGAGAATCCAGGTCCTAAAGATGTCCTCATGCAATTCAATGAGTGGGGATTCCAGTTTCATAAACCACCAACTATCACTTATTCCCAAATGGATGGGTCTTGGTATTGTTGGATAGAACTTTTTCTCGGGGAGGAACGCAGAATGTTTTATGGGGTAGGTCCATCAAAGAAAATTGCTAAGCGGAATGCCGTCGCTACTATCCCGGATTTTAGTGAACAAGCGTCTCATCGATCCGTCGATGAACACTTGGTCTCACCCGATTCAACGGCCTCAGGGACTAAAATCCAGGAACAAGTACTACCAAATTTCGGAATTACAGACAAAATTGTGGGGGCTTTATCTTCAGGTGCTCGTTCACTTTTTCAACTTTTGGGATCAGCTCTAAAAGAAACTCTTTGGATTAATCTTGATGAACATAAGGAATTTTTTTATGATGTCCTTAAAGATGTTGCTATTCTTGTTATGTTTTTTGACAATGTTGTTTTGGCTCATTTGCAAGGGAAAACCATTATTTACAAATTACCTCTTTATATTATGGCACTTAGGAAAAACCCTCTTGTTGTTCACTTATTCAATCTTATTACTCGTACAGGTGAGCAGGCTCTCACCGATGGATATGTTCAAAAAATTTTTAGATCATGTATTCAAGCTTTAGGACGTGTCATAGGTTGTGAATTTTCAGATGTTACTGTCAATCGTGCTATGTATGATTTCACCAGGCCCTCCATTACTGAAATGGGGAAAAAATTTTATGCTTATATTACCAATCTACTTCAACGTCTCATGGCAAATGAAATGCCATTAGATCAAGCCGTGGCTACAATGACCAAAATTCGGACATTGTACAATAACAAACGCGAAATTTTTACCACCGATCTTCTTTTCAAAAACCGTTTGGAATTCATGGAAATTTACGATCAAGTCAAAATTTGTCAACCCATTTTAGAAAAATATGGAAAACCAGGATTTAATTTCTTTATGAAGGAAGTTAATGAAAGGTACACTGCTCTCGCGAAAATTGCAATAGGATCAGGGCCAAGATGTGAACCCGTCGGCATTATGTTATCAGGTGCCGCCGGACAAGGTAAGTCAGTCTTTCAAACAATCCTAGCTAGGGCCATGGCAAAATATCTCCTTCCGGAAGGAGAAAGAACTTCAGATGCAATTGACAAAAATATTTATGCTTTACGTCCAGGTGAAATTGAATACATGGACGGATATTGTATGCAAGATGTTGTAACAGTAGATGATGCGTTAGCTGATGCTGATTACAAAACAGTTATTCCTTTCATTCAACTTATTTCCACAGCACCAACTCCTGTTGCTATGGCAGATTTGGCAGATAAGGGTAGGTATTTTACATCAAAAGCTCTTGTTATTTCCTCAAATTTTGAAACTGTTCAGGGTTACAATGAAATTAAATATCCTGAAGCAATCAACAGGCGTTTTGAACTTTGTTATCATATTGTTTGCATCAAACCTAGGGACAACAAATTAGATATTGAATCTCTACTCAGTGATTTTTCAAATCAAGGTGTTAAGGTGTGGGATGTTCTTGATGAACACATGGCATTCCACAAATACAATTTTGGAGAAACTGCCTATATCAAAAAATTCATGAAACCATCAGAAGTTTATCGCGAATGTATGAACCGTCTCAAAACAAAAATCAACACCTTTGGAAATTTTGAATCATTGTACTCCCGTCTTGATGTCGAAGATTTCAACAACTCAGCAGAAAGTAGAATCTGTGATAAATGTGAAACCATTCATGATTTTGGCTGTCCCTTAGATGATGAAATTGAAAGTCTCTATGATGTTACCGTTTTAGATCAATTACATGCTGCATATCAGAGGGGGGAATTAGAAAAAGTTTTGGCAGATCAAAATTACAAAAAAGTTAAGGTTCCTTTAGATATTTCACTTATGTCCGATGAAGAATCTATTTATGATCAACTTACATTTGCTCAAATTACTGATGTTGATGTTGTTTGTACTGTTTACTGGTGTCTTCTTCACAAATACAAATATGGTTTTAAGGAAGGTTTCAAAGAAATTCAAAAGTGGATTTGTGATACAGTCAGTTCTTTTATTGTTTTTATTAGGAAACATCTTACCAAAATTCTTACAGCAGCCCTTGCCATTGTTTCAGCCATTGGAGCATACTACATATCCAAAAAAGTCAAATTAGGGGAACGTTTAACCAATCTCTCTCTCTATTTCGAAGAATGGTATGCTCAAAGTCAAAACAAAAAACGTTTAGGGGAAATTATAGCTTCGGCTCCTCGTCATCAATATGGGGCCGAAATGCTAAAGGGGCTACTCAACGGGGAAATTAAGCCATACAAAGGGAAAACCGAAATACCACATTGGGCCTTTTTAGAAGCTGAAGCCATGGAAGAATGTAAGGAAGCCTTTCGAAAATGCAATATGGAAGTTGATGAAGAAGAATCAGATTATTGGAAACGCGTTATCTCATTACTCCGTCGCGCTGGGGCTCTCGATGAGCAATCACTCAAAGAGGGTTTCAGAAAACCACCCAAGAAAATTCAACGTAGGGAACATCTTGCTGATTTTGAATGTCATGGTCTTACTAATAATTGTGTTCCTCTTTATTCTAGTCCTCTTGAAGATACTGTTGTAGGATATGGTTTTCTTGTTGATAATGTCAATCTTCTCATGCCAAAACATTATTTGTCAGCTTATAAATATTTATATTTGTCAGTAGGGTCCGATCAAACTAGGCAGGAAATTTACTTACCAAATTCACGTTCTATACCAGGGAAAGATCTTATGGTAGTCAATGTTCCACCTCAACAATCTGTTAGGAAAAGAGTCAAAATGTTCTTGCCAAAAAATACGCTTTACTCGGAATATGCCGGGTACGGTCATCGCGTCGTAGGGAAACTTAGTCTCACCACCGGAGAAGAAGATTCACACGGAGTCCTTAAACTGTGTGAAATACGTGAAGAAGGTGCTGTCGTAGGTACCGAATTCATGTCTCTACGAGTTACCAAAGAAACGCGTGTAGGAATTTGCGGGACACCATACATGTGCGGGTCATTTGTTATGGGTCTTCATGTAAACGGAGCTGGCTTCGATGCAGGAATGGCCATTGTTACACGCGAAGAACTAGAAGAAGTACTCTTTCCCGGTTTTGTGGAATATGAACTACCAGAATGTGAACAATATGTTGAAGAAAATTGGACAGGTAATAATGTAGGATTCAAACATTTGGGGGCTTACTACGGGGAACAGGGTGATTTACTTTCTACCAATATCAATATGTCTACAGAGAAAGTTCATTCAGATATGTACAATCCAGTTGATTTTCCAGATGAATTTGATGTTTCTCCCAAAAATTATGAAGTTCTTTTTAAACGTGCAAACAAATATGGATTTCATCAACCTTTAGGATCTCATACTGCTCAGGAAACATCATTTGCCTTTAGTTTATATGAAACATTACTTGCAGGTCAAGATAGGGATATTAGTTTACTTACTGATGAAGTCATTCTTAATGGTGATCATGAAATTATGCCAATTAAAATTGATTCCAGTGCTGGTCACTGGTCATGTATTTCCAACAAAAAGAAAGCTTTTATTGATGTTCAGGAAACTCCCGAAGGTAACTGGTTTACCTGGTCAGATGATTATTACAATAAAAAACATCCAGTTTTAGGCAAATCATTATTTGAAGTCATTCAAGAAAGAATCAATTTAGGTGAAAAAGGTATTAGGGCAGAAAGTTTTTGGGTCACTACTCTAAAGGATGAACTCCTTCTTAAAGAAAAAGTTGAAGCAGGTAAGACTCGTGTTTTTGAAGCTCCTCCATTAGATACAACCATATTATTCAAAAAATATTTTGGCAGTTTTGCAAATTGGTACCGTCACAATGCGGGACCAGTTCTTTCTCATACAATAGGGGTAGAAAAAGAAAAAGTATGGGGTAGTTTATATTATCATCTTAAACGAAATTCAGATTTTGGTATTGCAGCAGATTACAGTCAATTTGACGGCACAATCCCGCCGTCAGCTTTCAGTTTCTTTCAAAAAGTCGTTAGGTTATATTATGAAGGGGCTCCAGAAGAAGAACACAAAGTTAGGGATGTTCTTATTCATGAACTTCAACATACTACTCAACTAATAGGGTCAGGTCTATATCAATCAGGTAAGGGAAATAAATCAGGAAATTATCTTACAGATGTTTTTAATTCTATTACAAATGTTTGGGCTTGGATGACATCTTTTCACCGTGTTTTTACAAATGAATTAGGGAAAATGCCAACTCTAGATGATTGGTTTGAAAATGTTGTTCTTTTTACTCATGGGGACGATTGCATTTTATCTCTCAAACGTGTCATCACACCTCAAAAATTATTAGATGAAATTAGGGCTTTAGGTTTTTTAATTACATCAGCAGATAAGTCAGGGGAAGACATTAAATACGAAAACGTGGACGGGCTCACTTATCTCAAAAGTGGGTTTCGTCGATCTCAGGGAATCGTATGGCCTCCTATGCCCATGGCAACCTGTTACCGGGAAGTCAATTGGTGTAAGAGGAGCATGCGTTACAACTCTACTGTTAGGAAGACACAAATCTCCGAGGGCAGGAGGTTTGCGGCTTATCATGGAAAAGAACAACTAGCAGCTTTCGACCACGCGTATAGGAAAAATGTACATAAGGAAATAGGTTTACTTTTAGATCCAGTCATACCCGAAACTTATGATTCTATTGAAATTGATGTTAGGTTAAAACAATTAATGCAAGAAATGTGTCCAGACAATGTTTTTAATGCCAGTTATTTAGATTGTTTCATCAGCTTATTATCTTGTGGGGATATCGAGTCAAATCCAGGTCCTTTATCAAAGAAATTTTTATTACTTAGGGATATTTTATTTGAACATGATTTTTGTTTTTCCGCAGTTCCATTTGTAATTCAAAGTCATTATTATGAAACAGTAGAAGATACTAATTTTTGGGAATGGATGAAAAATCATTGGTGGGAACGTTTATGTTATTCTTGGCATCCTAAGGAACCTTTAGATGATGGGGAAACAAAAGAACAAGTTATGTTAGATGCAATTGAAGCAATAGCTTTAGGTTGTTGGGAACATCAAGTCATTGTCGTCGATGAACGTTTAGACGGCAGACATACTATGTTAGATACTCGTTTTGATTACTTTACTGGGGTAACTGCAGTTATAGGACCATATAGGGCAATCTCTCGCGCTTCTGAACTTATGAGTTTAGGAGAACCTTTAGAACGTCAATATCCTCTTTTTGAATATTTTGTTAGGTGTAATTTACGTGGTATTCCTCCTTCAGTTCAACACGATACCATGTTCCAGCATAGGGATAAATGGTTTAGGAAAGATAGGTCCTCATTTCCTTTACCACCACCTAAACCAATACAAGGTCTTACACAACGTTTTGAGTCAACTCTTCTTTTGGGGGGCGATATTGAAGAAAATCCAGGTCCTTTTTATTTTTCTTTAGTTGAATACCCTGATGAATTTGTAGGTACTCCACCATATTATGAAAAATTATTTGCTAGAGCTGTTGACAATAAATTACATGAATCTTTAATTACTTTATTTTTTCAATTTATATGTTTTTATTTTGTTTTTCATGCTATAGGTCGCCGCATTCATGGAGAAGAAGAATGGAATCGTGTAATCAACGAAGCCTGTGATTGTTTTTATGCATGTTTAATATATATATGTTCATTTTTCAGATCAGATCACGGACGCGGTACATAAAGAGCACGGGTGGGTGATGGGAGAT